TCGAAATTTATGAGGGCAGTCTCTCGCTAGCGCTGTTCCACAGCTACTTGAGCCACACCCTACGGGACGCTTCGTTTCCCCAGAGGTACGCGATCGGCGTCCGCATCGCCGGATCCGACATGGTTGACGGTGGCACGCGAGGCCAGCGCGTCGAGGTCATCAGTGACCCGACGACGATCCTTATGCTGGACGCTGCTATGGAACAGCAACCCCAGGTCGGACAGTTCCTCGCAGGGGCGGACTGTGAAAAACTGGAATCCACGATCAGCAGTATCGCCTACCGATTGGCGACGGATGCTGGTCTTGCCCCGTCCGAGCTCCAGCGCACGAGCGGCAGCGCGAAGAGCGGCTACGCGATCTCGCTGTCGCAGGACGGCAAGCGCACGGCACAGCGCAAGTACGTCATGCAGTTCCGCGACAGCGATGAGAGGCTCATGGCCGTCAGCGCCACGCTCTACAACCGCGCGATGGGTACGCAGTTCCCGGAGGGCGGCTACTCTGTGCTGTACCGCGAGATCCCGCTCTCTCCGGAAGAACTCTCCAGCCGTCGCCAGCATGTGCTCGAGATGCTCGAGGCCGGCCTGATGACCCGCGTGGAGGCTCTCCGCTACTTCGGTTCGCTCTCCGAGGCCGACGCGAAGGCCGCGCTAGAGGCCATCGATGCGGAGAAGGCGCCGACCATCGCGGAGCAAGAATCGGAGGGTACGAGGCCGGCGCCCGCGCCGCAGGTATCCACCGAGACGGAGCACGGCGAGGAGATGGCCGACGCTGCCGAGGAGGTCGTGGCAAGCGCAGAGGCGATCCGCGCGCTGCTCGCTGGCGATGTTCCGGAGGCTACCCGTCGTGTCCTCGAGGCCGTCGCCGAGAGTCTCGCGGAGGCCGCTGGCTACCTCGGTGCTGGCCCGATGGTCGAGGCCGAGGTCGAGCTCTCTGACGAGGAAGACGACGCGATGCCAGAGACGGAGACGCCCGACACGGCAGCGCCCGAGGAGAGCGTGGCTGCGGCGGCTACCTCCGCAGGCGTGCCGGCCTCTGCCGTGGCGCTCAACGGCGCACAGGTGCAGGCGGCGCAGGGCATCATTACGTCGGTGGCGAAGGGTGAACTCCCGCGCGGCACGGGTGTCCAGATGCTCGTGCAGTTCTTCAACATGGCGCCCGACGCAGCCGAGGCGCTCATGGGTGACGTCGGCGGGTCTTTCACCATCACGGCACCCGAGGCGACCTGATGCCGTTCATCTCGGAAGCACAGCGCGACTACCTCAAGCGCGAGCATCCGGCCGTCTACCGGCGGTTCCTGCGCGATGAGCGGGAGATGGGCTTTGAGCTCCGCGCGCCTGCTGACGTCGCCGAGGTGGCGAAGCGCGGCCTCGAGGCTCGCGAGCGGTACGGCCGTGGCGGTACGCTCGTCGGTGCGCGCAGGGCGAACCAGTTGGCGAACCGTGAGGTCGTGAGCATCGAGACGATAAAGCGGATGCTCAACTACTTCAGCCGGCACGCCGTGGACCTCGAGGCGCCTGCCGCGAAACCGGGACACCCGGACTACCCGAGCGCAGGCCGCATCGCCTGGGATCTCTGGGGAGGCGCGCCTGGTCGAGCATGGGCACGCCGACAGTTGACAGTATGGGAGCGCGTTCAGCGCGAGGAGGGCAAGTGAGCACAGAGGAAGGAACGGACACCACGGGCGCCGAGGCGCGGATCCGGCAACTGGTCGCGCGAGTGAAGGAGCTCGAGGGCCGCGTCGGAGAACTGACGCCGCTCGCCGAGCAGGCCGACAAGTACCGGACACAGATCGAGGAGGTCAAGGCGCAGAGCAAGGCCGAGCGTGAAGCGCTCCGCATCGAGCGCGAGATCTCCTCGGCCGGAATCACTGACGCCGAGGGCATGGAGTACGTGCAGCACGCCTATGGCAAGCTTCCGCAGGAGGGCCGTCCTCCGCTCGCGGAATGGCTCGCTGCGAAGGACTCGCTCCCGAAGGCGGTGCGTGCGTACCTTCCGGAAGCCACGCCGGCCGCAGCGCCGGCACCGACGACGATGACGATGCCGAAGGCGAACGCTGGCGTGACGTCACAGCAGCCTGTCGTCTCGCCGAGCGTGTGGAATGAGCAGGCGATCGCGAAGATGAGCACGGCCGAATGGAAGGCCAACAAGGCGGCGATCCTCGCCTCGCTGTCCACGGGTTGACAGTCTGTCACGGACGGTAGTACGGTAGCCGTGAGGCGAGAGCCTCACGCGCTCGAGGCAAGCTCTCGTTAAAAGCGACAGGCGCGGCCAACGTCAAACCTGCACAGGAGGCCACTACTATGGCTGACGAGATCAAGTTTTCGACGCTGTCCGGCAACGCCCGCGTCAGCGCCGTCCTCCACCAGACCATCCTCGAGAAGCTCACCGACAAGGCGAGCCTCGTCAATCACCCGTACATCCTCACCTTCAACGGCCTGAATGGTTCCGGCTCGTCTGCGCTCCAGGTCCCCGTCATGGGCCTCGGTGGCTATGACGCGATGGCGGCGGTGGCCGATGGCGTTGCCGCGAGCAACACGCAGATCACCACTGGCTCCGCGACCATCACGATCGCGCGTCAGGCGCTCGTGCGTCAGATCAGCGACCTCGCGTCCCTCACCAACAACGTTGCTGGCGGCATGGGCATCGGCGTCGAGGGTCTGGCCGAGGACATGGTGGCGTCCTACAACAAGCGCGTCACTGCGATGCTGTGCGGCCTCTCCACTGGCTTCAGCAACACTGTCGGCACCAGCGGCGCGAACCTCTCGGTCAGCGTCTTCTACGACGCGATCTTCAGCCTCCAACTGACGGCCAACGATAGCTTTATGGCTATCCTCCACCCCCAGCAGATCAACGATTTGATGAGCTCGCTTCGCTCCGAGACTGGCCCCGGCCAGTACCTCGCCGCGACGCAGGAGCAGGTCACCGCGAAGGGTCCGGGGTATCGTGGATCCCTACTGGGCGTCGAGCTGTTCGGTTCTACGCTCATCCCGACCGCGAACGCTGGCGCAGACTACTGCGGTGTCATGTTCTCTCGCGGCGCCATCGGCTACGCGACCGGCTCTGCCGCTCCCGTCCGCGGCGCTGGCGACGTCATCCTCCCGGCCGGCACGCCGATCGTCGTTGAGCTGTCTCGCTCTGCCGAGGCTGGCCTTTCGACCATCACGGGCAGCGCGTTCGTGGGCGTTGCCGAGCTCGACAATGCCCGCGGCGTCGGGATCGTGAGCGACTTCTAAACGATTTCGGTCGTTTAGGAGTAGAGTAGCGCCAAGGCGTGTCCGTGCTTATGGTACGGGCACGCCTTCGGCGTTTTAGGAGGGTCTAGTGGCAGCAACGTTCACGACCGCAAACGGCGGCACTTTCGCGGGAGCACCCGCATCACGACCGCAGGCCATGCGCGAAGCGGTCAAGCTCGATCCGATCCCCGTGTGGTGGTACATCCACCATCCCGCGCGATGGAACCTCATCGGCGATGAGTGGCTCCCGTGGCTGTCCGAGTTGCGCGCCGATCCCGGCGTTGGCAACGTGGACAAGGACGGGAACACCGACATGGCCGAGGTGATCAAGCGCCGTCAGGGCTGGACGATCATCCCGTGGGAGGCCGAGCCTGGTGGCTACTGTGTGGCCTATGACGGCTGGGCTGGTCCCGTGCATTTGAGCAAGTGGCAGGTCCCGCGCATGGTCGCCGGTCAGGTGCGCGTGGCCTCCGATGAGGCTGGCTACTGGGCCTTCTGTCGTCGCCTCGTCGCGGAGGGCTACATCGCGAAGCCTGACCCGGACTTCATCGACATTATGATCGAGCGTCAGGAGCGCAAGCTTACCGAGTGGGAGGAGCGCGCCAGCGTGAACCCCTACATCGCGCAAATGCTTCCGGCAGAGCGCGCTCTCCTCGAGCGTATGCGAGTCGCGAAGGATCGCCTGTTCGCGGAGCCTGTCGATGGCGCAGCGCCGAAGCGGGTGCGTAAGTGAGCGGCGAGATCCCGAAGGTGCGTCAGGCGATGGAACGCATGACGGAGCGCCTCGTCAACAGCGGCGTACCGGCCGACAAGGCACGCAAGACGGCGCAGGACGCGGCTGTGCGTGCGGATCGCAAGGAGCGCGATAAGCGGTAGCTAGGTGGGAGGTCGGGCATGAGCCTCGCAGAAACGATCTACGCGGCACGTTTCCGTTCGACGGAGACGATCGAGCGTGGACGCCAGCAGGCGCTCACATGCCCGACCCAGCGCGCAGGCGCAACGGCCACGCCGACGAGCGGGACGATCACGATCTATCGGCCTGACCAGACGGTTCTCGTGACGTCCGCAGTCACGATCCCCGGCGGCGGCATCGCGACCTACTCGCTGGCTGCGGCGGCAACGACGGCCGAGCAGCTCGGCGAGGGCTGGCTCGTGGAGTGGGCGCTCGTCATGCCGGATGCGGTGACGCACACGTTCCGCAATGATGCGGCGCTATGCCGTCGCACGCTCTACCCGGTCGTGAGTGATGCCGACCTCACGATGCGGCACAGCGACCTCCCGAACCTTCTGGCATCGGGCACGACGAGCTA